ATTCGCCTTGGCAGGTTGAATGACGGCGGCCCGGTCCTGGTAGATCACGATGGCACAGATCATGTGGGCGTCGTTGAGTCGGTGGTAATTTCTGGCGACCGGGTGGGCCGGGCACAGGTTCGTTTTGGGAAAAGCGACCGCGCAGAGGAAATTTGGCAAGACGTTAAAGACGGCATTCGCAAGTCTGTAAGTGTGGGCTACCGCATTCACAAAATGGCTTTAGAATCTGAAAAAGACGGCATGGAATCCTACCGGGCAACCGATTGGGAACCATACGAAATAAGCATGGTGAGCATTCCAGCAGACGCCGGAGTCGGCATTGGCCGGGGCGTTGATGGTGAGCATGAAACCGAAGTAACTAATATTCAAATTAAACAAGTTGAGGAATCCAAAATGGATACAAAAGCACCAGAAGTCGCACCAGTTGTCGACAATACATTTGCAATTGAGGACGTAAGAAAAGCCGAATTGGGCCGCATCACTGACATTGAAGCAATCGGAAACCAGCACGGTTTTTCAACCGACGCACGCGCAGCAATCACTAGCGGACAGTCTGCTAATGAGTTTCGTAGCCATGTGTTAAACAATATCAGCAAGCCAGCCCCGGTTGTATCTACTGATATTGGTTTGACTGAAAAAGAAGTTCGCAATTTCTCCTTTATGCGCGCTATTCATGCCCTATCAAATCCATCTGATCGTCGCGCTCAAGAAGCGGCAGCGTTTGAATTTGAAGGCGGCAGCGTTTGAATTTGAAGCGTCACGCGCAGCGGCAGACCAAATGGGCCGTCAAGCCCAGGGAATGTTTGTGCCAACCGAAGTGTTAAAGCGTGATTTAAACGTGGGCACGGCGACCGCTGGCGGTAATACCGTCGCAACCGATCTGTTATCCAATAGCTTTATTGATAGCCTAGAAAACGCCATGGTTGTTGCCGGTTTGGGCGCTACTATGTTGCGCGATCTAAATGGCAACGTGGCCATCCCGCGTCAAACCAGTGGGGCAACAGCTTACTGGGTTGCGGAATCGGCCGCTGTTACTGAAAGCCAGGCAGCGTTTGACCAGGTATCAATGACACCCAAGACGGTTGGCGCGTTCTCAGACATTAGCCGCAAGTTGTTGCTACAAAGTTCAATCGACATTGAAGGTTTTGTACGCAACGACCTGGCAATGCGTTTGGCAATGGCCATTGACCTATCGGCAATCGCTGGCACTGGTTCTAGCAACCAGCCCACCGGCATTTTAGCCACCACCGGCATTGGCGCAAAGACATTTGCAGCGATTGGCAATCCAACATTTGGCGAAATGGTCGATGTGGAAAGCCAGGTTTCAATTGACAACGCTTTGTTTGGCTCTTTGGGCTATGTCTCAACGGCGGCAATGGCGGGTGCCATGAAGCAAAAAGCGAAGGATGCCGGTTCGGGTCAATTCGTAATGGCTAACGGCCAGGTCAATGGTTACAACATGAGCGTCACAAATCAAATGACGGCCAACACCGTTGTATTTGGTAACTGGGCTGATTTGATCATTGGTATGTGGGGCGGTCTTGATATTAACGTCGACACCAGCACCGGTTCAGCGTCAGGCACGGTTCGCGTTGTATGTATGCAGGACGTAGACATTGCCGTGCGTCACGCGCAATCGTTCGCTAAAGGTTCGGGTGGTTCTTAAACCCTAGACCCTAGACCCTTGGGCGGGGTAACACCCGCCCATTTTTAACCAGGTAATAATTAACCAGGTGAATATATGAAAGTTAAAATTTTAAACAGTACAGCCGCAAGCGGCAAAGATTTGTTAGCTGGTTCAGTCGCAGAAGTCAGCGACCAGGACGGGCAAACCTTAATTCGTATGGGCAAGGCAGAGGCATATACAGCCACCGAAGCACCAGCGAAAGCAAAGAAAAAGGCATAACCCATGTCTTTTGTTGAAGATTTTGATTCGTTTTTTGATACGGAAGATTTCGCAGTAGATGCGACGTTTGGCAGTACAACGATCAATGGAATCTTTGACGAAAGTTTTATGGAAGTGCAGGGCGTTGAGGGGTTCCATCCGGTGTTTACTTGTGCCCAGGCCGATGTTTCAAGTATCGCGCATGGTGACGCATTAACAATCGGCGGCGTGGTTTATCACGTCCAGGGAGTGCAGCGCGACGGCACTGGTATTGTCTCGCTAATACTTGAGGACCAAACATAATGCCACACGCACGGCAGCAAATACGCGCCCAGTTGGTGACAACGCTAACGGGCCTTACATCAACCGGCAGCCGGGTCTTTGATCGACCAGTATTTGCTTATGACGTGTTACCGGCTTTAACGATATACGCCGACCGGGACACAGTAGACGACGATTTAAGCAGTAAAACAATTAATTGGCATAACTTGCAATTGAGAGTGGAAGCCAGGGCCAAAGCCAAAGATGGCGTTGAGGACGTAATTGACACAATTTGCAGCGAGATAGAAACGGCCATTTTTGCAGATACGACTTTGAATGCAAAAGTATTAGAGATTTTTTTAGAAGATACGCAAATTGAATACAGCGCCGAGCAAGACAAGCCAAACGCTTTGGCGACGTTGACCTTAAAAGCAAATTATCGAATCGCTCCTGGTGCGCCAAATACTTTGGCCAATTAGTGCTATTCAAACCGAACAAAATGGCCAATTAATGCTATTTAAACCGAACAAAAGTGAGGTCCAAAAATGNTGATGTANAAAAATGGTGAGGTTGTAGACACNCANGCCNNNCAAATTCAAACGATGAAAAACCGTGGCTGGAGCGATAAAGCNCCGGCNGCAAAACCAAAGAAAGTAACTATTAAAAAGGAGGCCATCAATGGCTAACCATGCAGCAACAGCGGGCCTTGTAAAGATCGGCACCACCACNATTGGTGAAATNCGGTCNTATTCATTATCAGAGACAGCCGGGACCGTGGAAGATACCACCCTGGGTGACACTTCTAAAACCTACAAAGCAGGGCAGACCACATTTTCTGGCTCTTGCGAAATGTTTTGGGACGAATCCGACGCGGGGCAAAACGCCGTCACAATTGGCGCAACCGTTGTTTTAAATCTTTTCCCAGAAGGGGCCGACACCGGTGATTATTTTGCATCCGGCAGCGCCATTGTTACTGAAATTGGTGTGAGTGCAGCAATTGAGGGAATGGTAGAACAGACGTTTAGTTTCACAGGTTCCGGCGCTCTTACTTGGGCCGCCGTTTCCTAACCAGTTTAGCGGCTAGGGCTTTGTCCTGAAAAAGCGTTTTCCCCGATGCGTCTGCCGCTAATTAATCGGGGGTTTTAAATAATCGGGGAATTTTATGAGTAATATTTTAGAAGTCGCAAAGACGCAATTTAGGGACCGCATGAGCGGTAAATTGCAATGTTCCAACGTGCCCGAATGGGTAGTGGATGGAAAAGAAACCGTCATTTATTACAAGCCGTCAATGAATTTTAAAGACCAGGGCGAAGTTTTAAAATTGCATGGTGAAGGTAAACAAGCCGAAGCAGTCGCCATGACGTTTATTTTAAGAGCCATGGACCAAGACGGCACCAAATTATTTAAGCGCAGCAACATGACCGAACTAATGAGACAGATTGACCCGGACATTATCAGCCGCGTGGTTTCAGAAATGGGCGGCGACGACCCAGAATTTGAGGATGCAATAAAAAACTAAAACAGGACCATGATTTAAAGTTCGCCATGATGTTGGCTGAACACCTTCACAAAAGCCTGGGGGAAATTATGGACCTGGATACCGACGAAATTATACTTTGGGCAGCGTTTTTGGAATTGAAAAATGGCAAATAAAGACATAAAAATACAAATCAAAGCGGTCAATAAAACCCGCCGTGCTTTTATGGCTGTTACTGCCGGTCTTGGTGGTATCGCCAAAGCCGCATTTTCAATGAAAACAGCAATTGGATTGGCAGCCGGTGCCCTGGGTATTGGTTTCTTAATTAAACGCTCGATGGATGCCACCGATGAACTGGCAAAAACAGCCAGGGCGATTGGTTTGTCTGTTACTGAGTTGCAGCGATTCCAATATGCAGCCGAATTGGGCGGCGTGGAATCTAAGGCTTTAAACAAAGCCATGCAAAAACTGGCCATTAATATCAGCGACGTGGCCGGCGGCACGGGCGAAGCCAAAGACGCGTTTGAGCGGTACGGCTTATCTGCCAAAAATGCCGATGGTTCGACCCGGAGTGTTTC